AACCGGCATAGGATACATCTCACATTTTGCCACTTGCCCGGTTGCTAACATGTTCCGCAGAAAATAAAAAAGGAGCCTCCTGCAATGCGATGATTGACAATCGGCTCCTAAAACACAAAAACTACTGTCATTTTATTATGGCAATTCCGAAAAGTCAATCTGTAATTGTAGGAGGTCAGAGAAAGTGGGAAAAGCAGAAAGAAGAGTATCACTCACGAAAGAGGAAATAAAAGCACTCTGTGAGGAGGCTGCCGATAAAGCAGTTGAGAGAAGCGAAAAGGCAAGAAAAAAGAGTATTGCGCAGGAAAAGAAAACCCTCCTGTACAATACCAAAAAGCTGTTAGAGAATTACACGAAGTTGAAAGACTATGCCGAAAAAGCAGTTTGTACGATTGATGAGGCAGAGCAGGTGGATGAGAGCATCGTAAACATGGATGTTCTGTACGGATTCAGAATCTTTGATGAAGATAAAACGTTACATAGGCAGTTAAAGGGAATCAATGCAGTAAAATTTATGCTTGCACACGTAGACCGGATGCTGGAAGTGTACCAGAAAGAATGCGAAACCTCATCGAATGAGATTATACAGCGTAGATGGAAAGTCGTT